AAGGTAGAAGCTCAGTTGAAACAAATGTTAATGAGGGAAGAGTTTGACTATAGTATGCAACTAAGTGGTGTTAAGGAAGATAAGAAAAGTCAAATAGAGCAAGAAAAAGAAAAGGCTAAGAAAGACCGTATCTTCCTTAACACCACTTAGTTGCATACTATAGTCAAACTCTTCCCTCATTAACATTTGTTTCAACTGAGCTTCTACCTTCATCTTCTCAATCTCCATAGATATCTCTGTCTGCTTCAACTGCTGTTTCATTTTAAGTTCTGCCTGTATCTTCTGCATTGCTGTTTGTCCTGCTAACTCCTGAGACTTTAACTGCTGCTGAGACATCATTGCTTGTTTCTGCATCTCCATCTGCTGCTCTCTGTCTTGCTTCTGCGTTCTCTTTAGCTTCAGTAACTGATTAGCAAGTTTAAGGTTCTTAATCTCACGGATGTCAATAGCGTCCTCAAGATTAATGTCTCCTTTCGATAAAGCCATTTGAATGTTAGCTTCAAGCTGTGCTCTCTGCTCTTCATCAGGCGATACTTCTATAAAGATACCAAAGTCATAGATGTATAGGTCCTTAATATCATTAAGGATAGATACATTATACTTACCAATTTGATTAGCGAAGTCATCTTTGAAGTCAGCATATTCAAGAATATCAGCCACACGATATGTCAACGCCTCTGCTAATGTTCTGTAAATAAACAATCCTGACTCAAGGATATGGCGTGTAGCCGTGTTTGAATTTAATGCTGCTAACTTCTGAACACCAACTAATGAGTTCGGGTCAGGCATACTGCCATCTCTCGCTTCATTTAAGCCTGTTACAGAGCGAATCATATCTAAGTAATGATTATAGTTCGCCAACAACATTTGTGTCTTAGAAGCTCCCGAATTAGATGTGAGCTGTGTGATAGGAACACGGGCATTATTGAACTCGCCATCCTGCGTGTAGCTTCGACCAATAACACTACCTGTTTGGAAGTATAGTCGTAAAGCATCCTCAGGATTGTAGGCGTTACCTGTTCCCAAGTCAACCTCATTCAATCCATCAGCATCAATGAATACACCATCAGGAACTACCCTTGCAATTACCTGCTGTAACTTCAAGTGAGTAATCTGAATCAAGTCAGCAAAAGGAATCATCCTTCTAACTAACGATTCAATAACTCCCTTATACATACGAGGAGCACAAGCAACATAGTTTGGTATAGCGTATTGAGATGCTGACTTAGGGCGAACCATATTCTCAGACAACTCCCACTTCAATAGGATATTAGTTCCCATTACCATCACGCCTTCATACCATACATCAATGGTTTTCTCCATCTTCTCAAAACGCCCTTCCTCCATCATCTCTACAGGAGGATTAAATGTATCCTCTTTCTGTATTACTCTCGTTCCTCCGTTCTCAAGAATCTTCTTCTTATACACCATCTTCTTCGTGCTTTTATAATTAAAGTAAAGAAGAGTGCAAGTATCACGATGGAATAAGCTGTTTTGATAAAATTGTGCAACATTATAGTAATCATACCATCCCTGACTATACATTGTAATTTCCTGTAAGTCTTCTTTTGTAAGTGATGGATTAATCTTTAGTAATTCAGTAACAGGAAGTGTTTTAATCTCTCCCCAATAAAAGCAATCTCTGAAGTACGGGTCTTCAGTGTAACTATAAACTACATTAGCCGGGTCAACATAAGACACCTTCACTCCTGCACCCGGCAGGAACTCGTGCTTTGCAATAGCAATCCCTAATACCGTCATATCATAATCAAGTCTCTTACGAGTATCTTGATAATGGTTTGCATCGAATATAGTATTGATAGCTTCTTCCTCTGCAATTTCAATAGCAGGTTTGTACTTCAACTGCATATACAAAGAAAGCTCCTCATCATTAGTAGGTAACTCATCTTCTTTTGTAATGAAAGGATTGATGCCCGACTGCTCTTTGATAATATCAAGTACAGGCTTTGCAACCATCTCTGATTCTATAAGGTCTTGATACTTACTTCTCTTTGATTGAGACATCGCATCCTGTGCATACGCTTTCACCTTAAACAAACGGTCAGACATACCATTCACAACAATATCAACAAACTTGGGAAGGATAGGTACGGGAGTCCAATCTAAGTTCAAATAAGAAAGGTCTCCATCAATCGCCAACTCATTCTTGTACTTGCCAACGGGCTGTTCTCCACGTGCATATAACCTCACGTGATGAAAGTCTCTCCATTGTGCGTAGTATCTACACGACGTACCATCTTTTCTAAACCATTCGTACTGAATAGCCTGACCTACCTGTAAGCCATACTCCTTCGATGCTTTCTCTGCATCGGAAGCCATCTGACTTGGGAAGGTCGTGTTAAATATGTCAACTTGTATGTCTTTCTTCATTTTATTATTTGGCTTATATTCCCATCATTACTATATCTTGCGAAGTTAATACTTATTTTCGATTCTTTTTTTTCAGGAACATAGAGGTGTTTTTGATTCGCCATTATAGCTAATCCTGAGCTGATAGCAGCATCGTATTTAGTCCTGTCATTGATATCAAATTTAGCCCAACTTTCTAACGTCCTTATAAACGGCATCGTGCCCATCTCATCCGATGGTCTGTACGTATTAGCTAAATCTAATCCTACGTACTTCTCTATGTACGACTCTATGGCTGATGCGTGAGCCTGTTTAACATCCTCCGATGAGTTTGGAATACCTCCAAGCTCCCTCTCCGTCTTTGACAACTTAGAGTAGGTCTTGTCAGGTCTGTTCAAGCAGAACGCTCTGTATCCTCTGTTCTTAAAGTGATACAACAAACGAGGCTTGTTGTTCTCTACTAATATCGGCATCCCATAAAACACACACGCCATCAACACATCCTCAAAGAATATCTCTGCTGTCTGTGGTCGTGCTATGTACTCCAAGAAGAACTCATTACTTGGTCCTTCCTCCATATGGAACTTCGTCATCCCGTGCAACGCTCCGTTAGAACCTCTACCTCCAACCACTGCCGATATATCGTAGGGGTCACAGCCGAACGCTCCAATGTGCTCATTGCCGGGATACATCATATTGTTCTTTTCAAAAAACCTGTTCTGAAGGTGTGCCGGTGGTAGCCAACTAACTACAAACCTGCCGTTCTTCTCAGGACTCCACACTACCTTCGTATCTTTATCTCCATCTTTCCAATGGAAGTTACCACGAGTAAGGTAATGCTCCTTAATCATAGAGTCATTGTAGTCTATCTGCTGATATATCTTGGTAAGGTTGAACAACGACTGCTTACTTTCATCCCTGAAAGCGTGAGACTCTGTTCTTGGGAACTGACGGTAAAATTCGTTCAACGCATCGGAGTCGCTCTTCAAGGAATCAACCTCTGCCTCCCAATAATCAATCGCTCCGTTAGATATCATTTGGTCATCAACCCCTTTTATTGGCTCACTCGGCTTTCTTAGCACAGGCATCCCATATCTATCAATGAATCCCTCCATATTCCACTCCATAGGAATGAATAATGCGTACATCCCACTCTTAGTCTGCCCATTGGCGTTACGACTTCTTACATTTGAGTCCTCATATAGCTTCTTGAAGTTATCTCCCCCCTTGCTTAACGCATTAGAGGTCGAGCCCATCATACACTTGCCAATAATCTTGCTACCTAACCTCAAACAGGTCTTGGTGACACGCCAATTATTCAAGATATTGTTGGGCTTCATCCATTTCCCACTCTCGTCGTGGGCTAAAAGCACCAATTTCTCCCCGTCATACGAGTTTTCTTCGGTGTTCTTCCAATCTATGGTGGTGTCTAAGCCATCATACTCATTAGCTACCAACTCGTGCATATTCTTTTTGGTGATTTTGGACGCAGGAACACGGAAAGCTAACTCCGTCTTTGGTTTGTCCATACCATCCATAATCGGTTTGAAGAAAAACGGTAGTTTACTATTGATTGGAACGACCTTATCGGTGAACATCTTCTTAGCATCAGCTCCTGTCTTGGATAAGATACCAATACGAGCATCACGAACGATAGTTCCGGTGTTGACACATTCGGCAGAAGACATAAACGAGAACCCTGAACGACGAATCTTGAGATATATCATCCCAAAACTGCGTGGGTCAGCCTTACAAGCCTCCCAAAAGATGAAGAAAATCCTGTTTGCCTCACGATAATCGGGATATCCTACGTCAATACTCGACCATTGTAGGTACATATAGTGAGAACCTGTGATGTAAGTAGGCTCTCCTGCGTTCATAAACCAATATCCTTCATCTCTATAGTCAAATTCCTTCTCAATGTAGTCCACCCATCGCCCTTTAAACTCCGATGGCATCACATTCCACTGAAATATTGATGGTATCTTGCCTAATTCTTTTGGTAACTCACGCCTCTCCCAATACTGCTCACTCTTTGTAGTATGTCTTTTATAGCAATCATCGGGAGCAAGTGGTAAAGCAATGGTTAGTCCTGAGATATTTACTATCTCTCCTATCTGACCATTCTTGGAAATGACCACCATATCGTACTTGTCATTATACCCGTAATGCCAAGTCCTCCCCTTGTTCTTATTCTTGATAATACTTAAAGGAACGTAGTCTTTTAAGACCGTATATATGTTATTTTGACCTTCGTTCAGCAAATCCTTGTATCGAGTCTATTTTGTTTGGACCACTATTGGTTGTTTCAAGACTTTCTTTTTCTGATTCTATCCTGCTTAATATCTCAAAAGCATCAAAAATGGCTAACTTCTTTGTAGCCGCAGCGTTCTTTAACTTATCGGCTGCTAACTCATCGTCAGCATTGGGCTTGATAATATCTTCCTTTGCAACCTTTATCAGTTGCTCGACAGCCTCATACCCTGCTGCTATGATACGCTCCTTAATTTCCTTCGTACTCTTCATAACTTAATAGTTATCTGATGGTCGTACATCCGATATAGTTTCTCTCCGTCAACGGTGAACTCATACTCGCTATCAGGAGCAAAGCATACCTTGTCTCCTGCGTTAACGCCTTGACTTTTTAAGTAATCATTGGAGTACTTTACAACACCCATTAACGGTTCTTCCGAGAATGGCTTTACAATGTATGATTCGGTAGCAGGGATAGGCTTCACGAAGCAGTATCTGTCGTGCGTGAACCATTCACCATTTCTTTTATACAAGAAGAATTGGTCGAACTCAATAAAGAACTTATCGTCTTTAAAGAAACTCTTGCCACTCTTCTGTCTTCCCTTCATATCGTTGTAGAACTTGAAAGCATTGTGATGCACTAATAGCGTATCGCCAATAGCAACAGGTCCTTCATACCCTAACGGTAACTCAAGGACCTCTGCATATCTGTTTGAAAACTTATGGTCTTCCTCTGATGTGCTTACTATTAGTTCAATGCCACTTATCTCTCTCGTGTTGTCGTATCTCTTACCGTTAATTGGCTTTGCTATGAAATAAAATGGCGACCTCATCAGTAGTTTATATTATATTCGATTGATATTGGAATGGAGGAGTTGAACTCTTTCCAAAGCACAACCTCCTCTTTTTGATTTATTATGTAGATTAAAATTGATTTTTTCTCTGCGTCAAACTTTATAAGGTGGATTTCATTGCTATCTCCGAGTACCTTCTGCCCTACGATGTAGTGCATAGCTCCACTCTTGTAATCAGGACCAATAGCAATCTTCCTTATATCCATTACACGATGTTTGCTGTTAGTATAATACTTGGCGTTGCAGGATGAACGGCATTTGCTGCTTCGTAAACCATCGTTACATTTGTTGATGTAGCAGTCCACATAAGCTGAATATAGTCACCTGCATTTACAGTAATAAAGTAATTCCAAGCAGCCATTACGTGACTTGCATTACTCTGTAAAAAAACCTTACCATTAGTATTTGCAATATTAGCAGCAGCAGTAGAGCCATTCTTTCTTAACCAAAAATCAACAACTTGACCTGTACCTCCTGAGTTTGCTAACTGAGCCGAGAACAAGATATTATAAGTACCTGCGTTAGCAAATGTTATCCTTGAAAGATTTGTTCCATCTGTAACGATAGAAATACCATTAGTAGCAGGTGCATCTGTAGTACGTAAAATAACAGGGACTTCAACATTCGCTCCTCCTGTTAATGTCTGTGTGATGGTGTCGTAGAAAGAACCCTTCCAAAAAGTGTTTGTAGCTAATTCAGGTGCACTGCTCCAAAGAGGAGCTGATGATGCTCCTGAACAAATCAATACTTGTCCTACCGACCCTGTTCCATTTAAAAGAATAAGTCCATTTGTCCCACCAAGATTTACATTTCCATTTAAGAATGAAATTGAAGTATTTGTCGCATCAATTTCAATCTTTGTCCCACTACCCGGTAATGAATTACCTAAGATTGTTATATCCGGTATAAGACCTACTCCAAGAGTACAATATACTCCATTCTGTGCAACACCATATCCTCCTGCTCCACCAAAAAACACATTCCCTGTACCACCTAATATAGGCACAAAATTGTTTGCAGCAATATTTGCTGCTGTCATTGAGTAGATACCTAAGTTTACAGCTCCCGTAGCACCCGTATATGGAACAAATCCCGTAAAAGATGGCAATGAAGTCCAAGTTGGAACACCACCCCCCGAACTTGTCAATACTTGACCTGCTGTTCCGGGACTACCATTTAACTGAACAGTTCCATATAATCCAAGTATGCCACCTGAGTTTAATTGAAATATATTTGCTTGAACATTATCAGCTATTAAATTATTACCGCCTT